TCTCTGGCTAGCTCTTCGGGGGTTTTAGGGGGTGGTTCTGCAACGCTGAAATGATTTGGTGTTGGTAGCCTGTCCTGCTGATCCGCTTGGCAGTAAACGCACAGGTCATCTAGACCCATTAAGGTGACGGGTACTGATTTTTTGCAACGCTCACATGTCGTTCTTGCTGCTTCATCCGTCATTAGCGGTTGGCTCTAAATACTTAACATCTTTACCGGCTATCTGGAGCAATTCATCGTCACTAAGGCGTTCTAGCTGCTTGGCCCCGTTAATTTGCACATTTACTTGTGTCGTTTGCTGCGCTTCTTTTGCCAAACCATGCAAACGCACCATGCTGTCCACGGTGTTCTTCATCTCGGTAGCATTTGCAGAGGAAACATAGGCATTCATGTACATCGAATGCGCTTCATTCACGCCAAATTTGACCTCCTCGCGCATTTCCTGGCGAAAATAGTCGATGGCCTTTCTTACATTGGGGGTTTTTGCAGCCGCCCACGCAGATTGCGGGGTTGTATACCCAGCCGCTCGCCCAGCAGCGGCAGTTGACATACCGCTACATATAAATTGCACCAACTTTTCCTGCTGAATTGTCAATTCACCGGCTTGGAGTCCCATATATGGCATATGAGATTCAAACTCGGCTCTCGACATATCTTCAGTGGATGGTGCGCTCACCGTCGTTGAAGTAATATCGGTCTCCATAGGCACATCGCAATACGTTTACTCTTGCTTGCTCATCGAGTCGCACAAAAACGGGCGGCGATACAAAATCTATATTTCTAATTTCCTCTAGAAAATCCACAATTTCGGATTGCTCATAACCAAGCTCACGTAATAGCTCTAGCGTTGCGTCATAGTCGTAGACCAAAGTAAGCAAATGGGAATCGGCGTTCATTTGGTAGCCGATCAACGCTTTCTCAAGACCTTCTAGACACAACACTTCTAGGTTATCCGTCATTAGCGCATATTAGCTATTCTAATGTTTCTTTGCAAATGTGATGTCGATAGATATTTGTCAACCACCAATCGAACATGGGCTCACTTAGCGAATGCTTCATGAGGTTCACTCGGTAGCAAACTAGATGGATGTTGTCTTTGGTGTACCCTTGTTCAGGATCGATGCGATCTATAGACGCGTTGAGATCGTGAGAGCCAGTGCCATCACGAAAAGTGGTCATCAGAACGCCTGAATAACCACATCTACCCTTCTGTGCATCGAAAAGGTCAAGCAAATACTCTGGGTCAATCGCCCAAGCTAGTCCTTTAGGTGCGCGTTTTCCAGAAGAATGCATATACTTTTGAGCAGAACAAATTTTAGAAAAATAACTTTTACGTTCAGTTATATATCTGCGGCTAGATGCCGTGCAATCGTTGCACTTGCGCATCCTGGATTTAGTGCCGTTTTTGTTTAGTTTTAGCTCAAACTTTGCCTCACCCTTTCGCTGCTTGCAGTTAGTGCAAACAAACGTCTTCGCCATAATTCGCAAGTTAACTAATATTTACTAATATTTCACTATAAATTTTTGTGATTCCTGGTGTCAGAATCACTGAGGCATCATCTCCCCACCTCGCCCCCAGCAGCACCCCTTTCCCCGATTCCAACATTGGAACCTTGTTTTAACACCTAACCATTGAACCTTGTCCGTGGGACTCAGACCTCCTCCTTACGTCGTCGGTTGTCGGTTTCATTTGTGATAACTCAGTTATCGCCTATCAATCATCAATGGAGAATCATCATGGCAACTTATTCATTCGACTCAATCAAGAACCGTTTCAACAAAGAGTTCACTAACAATTCCACAGTCAACAAAGTCATTGACACCGGCATGGACACAGCAGAGTGGGTTGGCAAGAACGCTGACACTATCCTCCTCGGCGCTGCTTGCTTGATGCTTGGCGACCTGACCGAAGCTACCGAGACCCTCATGAACATCGAATTCATCGAGCTCACTCAAGAACACCCTGAGATCTTCTAAGGAGACTGACCATGTCCATATTCAAAGACCCTCTCTCAAAACTAATCACTGATCACCCTGAACTGATCATTTCTCTCGCGGCATTCGTCAAGGATCAACCCGCAAAGAAAAGCCCTACTTGGCAAGAAGAAGATCAAGCCTTTGACTTTCTCCGCGACTCAGACCGCAAATTGCGCAGACGTGGCGACATTATCTTAGACAAATAACCCTTATCAATCAACAACTTACAAAGGACAACTAACAATGATCACTATTCAAACAGTATTCGCCCTTAACATCGTGCTTTGGTCACTCCTTATCACTTGTCAATTGGCAATTCACACTTATCTCTTCGCAAGTACCAACTGTTACCCGTTCGTTGACAACCGCCAAGAGATCAAACAACGTCTTTACCAGCGTCTTCTCGGCACGAATGAGTTCGGACGTAGCATTCGCAACCCACATTGGTGCATTTACCCGTACGGATTGCTCGTTTCAAGCACCATCATGGCCACTTTCTGGCTATTCACTTACATCTTGTTCCTGTTCTAGTGTCAATCGTCCACGATCACGCGCCAATCACGTCATGTGTGCCAACTTTTGGCATGTGTGACAGCTTTTACCAAGTGTGTGCCAGAAATGTGTGCCAACTTTCTTTCACACTTAACACTTGGCAATCAACCACTTACACCTTAACCACAGCAATGTGTGACAGGTGTGCCAGATTTTCAGACCTTATTTACAAATAAGTACATACCTAAAAAACAAAGTGTCTCTAAATTGAACTCAAAAAAAACCTGTCACATTGGCACACATTCTCTTAACCCTTTGATCCTTAACACTTAACAGCTTAAAAATCTGACACACAATCTGGCACACATCGCCAGAAACCTGTCACACACCATCAAATCTGGCACACAAATGCTACTCGCTACGCTCCCTGCGTGTCGGTTGGTATTTGTGAATTCACCGTCTAGGAGAGACAAATGCATATCGATAACGCAATCATCCACGAGCTCGATGCAAACAACTGCGGCATCGAAGAAAACTTTCACGCCATCACTGATCACAACTGGTTGCACATTCTTAACTACTTCAAAGACACGCCTCGTGAAGCGCGGGTTATCAACATGATCAATGCCCGACTCACCGATCAGTTCCCGAACTCTTTTACCGACATCAAAGTGACCTACAGCGAGTACTACGGCTCGTGGGTCTTTTCTACTTTCTACATCTAAGGAGAACAACATGAACAGAAGACAATTCCTGCTTTTCGACTTCAAAGACGAAATGCGCAAGATCCACAACGATTGGTGCTTGGCAAATAACCTTGAACAAGCGCAGATCAAACCTCGCACAGTCGAAGATGACATCGAGGAAGAGCAAGCCATTACAGATCGCATTTACTTCGCGACCATAGGAGCCAGAGATGAGTGACACTTGCCAAGATTGCGGTGCAGACATGATGGGGGACGGTTACACGACTGTCCTCCATTGTGAGCACGCAAATGCCGACGGATTCGAGCCTGATGCCAATCCAGTTTACTGTGGTTGGTCTCTTCAGGATGACCTAGATCACTACCGCGCAACGGTACGACCACTGGGAGTACGCATCCATGATTAGAGAATATCTTACCTACTCGGCAGCAGTCGTATTCACAGTCTTCTGCGCGTACATAGCAATTGCGGTGTACGCCGCTACCACTCAAGAAATCGTCATGGGAGGGGATGTCCCCGACCACTATATGTGCATAAAAGACAGCGTTCCCGACGCATATCTCTGCACTCCAGACTACGAAGTCCCTTGGTATCACAGTGACCCAAGACAATAACAAGACGACTACGTCGCTTGTCAGTCGGTTCGTTTTTGTGAGCCTTGCAGTATTAGCTAGGCTTAACTTATATTAGTAAACGTAATGGAGGCTATATGCCAAAAATCATCAATCTTCACATCGACAACTGGCAGTTGGCAGTTGAAACCGCGCAAGAGGTAGAGCGCGAAGAGCAACGCTGGTCCGATCACGATCTCACGGATATCGAGGAACTGATCGAGCGCCACCGAAAAAAGGGAATCCTTCCCGAACTTAACCACTAAACATTAATCCACGTATGGAGAAAATAGCTATGGCTAGCAACAAAAACAGTTACACCCTTCCAGCAAACCTCGACGCAGATCGCGAGGAGCTGACCTATCCACAACAAACAGAGCACGAGCACTACACTCAGGACACCAACGCTGATCCAGTAGGTTCCGAGGCTCGTGAGAACAACACCCGCAACCAGTGGCCTTCTTTCGTCCTTCAGAGCTATTACGAGGACACAAAGAACCTCTGGGGCAAGCCAAACCCCCACGACGAGTCCTTACTTCGTCCTTCGCTATCGCACATCAACGAGTGCATCGCCCAATCAGCGATCTCAGACAAAGACGAGATAGCACTAGCGAAATTCGCTCACACCGAGCAGGACACAGTTGAGTCTCTGATCAACGGCTACAAGATGATCCTCGACGCTCAGAACGGCCAAGGCCAGTTCGAGGTAATGCGTCAGGTTAGTAACACCACCACCAACAACCTCGCGAAACGCGCAGTGGCCAAAGCGACGTACTTCGACGCAACAGGCCGACTGACAGAGTCAACCGAGGAAATTCCAGAGTACATCGAGCGAATGCAAGATCGCATGTTCACCGCCGCTACCGATGCCGCTGTTTGGCGAGCAGTCCACGCGGCGCTCTGGACACACGTTGGCTGGTCTAAGTCACCTGTCTACTACGTGGATAACGCCATCCGCTTAGAGCTTCATCAGAAAGCGCAGTACTTCCAAAAGAACTACGCACCGACGAAGCCCACGGCGACCGGCGGCGACTTAGCTGATTACAACGTGGCCTGTTAAGGCAAACCTTTCCCTGTCGGCTCCCAGAGTCGGCAGGGTTTTTTTAAAGGCAAAAGATATATGTGCCAGGAGGCAGCTATGCAGCTCACAAAACACAACGTAATCATCATTACGGCTGGCCATCTCGAAGACTGCGATACCGAGATGTATTTCAAAAAATACAACGTCGAACCAGAAAAAATGACTCATGAAGTGTTCCAGCAAATGGTCCTGGAGCGCGGGTATGAACTAGCTGAAGAATTTTTTGACGAGCATGACGACTTTAAGTTTGGCGAGGACATAACCGAAGGCTACACAGAACAGCAGCGCAGCTTCTACGTCGTCGAAACAATCCTCGTTCACTTCTACCCAGAAGACGGTGAAATCTTCACTCGGTTCTTCGGCGGTGACACCCACGAATGCTGGACCAGATTAGAGGAGGACGACGATGAGATATAGCTCAGTCGCGTGCATCGCATTCACTGTTTATCACGACACTAAAGACCCTTACGACAGCATCAACCCTAACCACGTACGTCGGCAGCTCCTTTGCAGGATATCTGACATAGATGACGGCAATGCGTGGATTGAGGCTTTGATTTTCAACGACACCACAAGAGAGGACGGACACTGTGAAGATTGAACAAATAGCACGCAGCTTTTGGCAAGTGACCGTTAACCATCAACAAACAAAGCTTGTCTTTTTTTCCCAACACAGCCGTGAAACGGCAGTCAACAAAGCGTGGGCTTGGATTCACGCTGCCAACAAGGAGCAACCATGCCACCAATCACGGAGCAAATTTCAATAGACCCGCTATGGACCGTGAAGATGCAACAACTTTTGTGCGTCATCGAGAACCCAGAAGCCGACCAGGAGATCGTATTTGAAGCGAAGAAGGTTCTGCTGAACCTCGCTACCTACGTCGATCTCATGAACTCAATGCAAGAAGGAATCTACGAGCAGACGCTGTCGTTCGAGCGTCTTAATTTAACCATCCACTAGGAGGCTGCTTATGATGGGAATCAACGTACGCACCATGGAGGATTGCGACTTTGCAAACCTCATCGTCAAAGGTTTCAAGACATACGAAACCCGCAAGAACAGATCTCTCGACCCTTATATCAATAAACGCGTAGGCGTTGTCCGTACTGAATCTGGCACGCAAGCAACTCTCGTTGGCTTTGTGGACATTGGTCAACCTGAGTTCGTTGACCGTGAACAGTTCGACTTGTTACGTGACGAGCACCTAGTGCCGTATGGCCACTCGTTCGAGTGTGCTGACATGGGTCGAGCCTACCTATACCCCTTAACCAACCCAGAGCAATGTGAGCCTCGATACGTGCATACCACCGGCATCGTAGCGAGGAACATCGTCGAGCTCGTACCGATGGAGGAGAACAATGCAGATGACACCACTTATTCAATACGTCAATGACATAGACAAATGGCGAGCAATGGTTTCCAAGGAGCCTTTGTTTGAGTTCCCTCTCAATCAACGACAGGTCAAAAAATTAACTGACTTTATTGACAGTGACCTGTCTCCAGAAAATCTGCACTGCGACGGCGAAGCATCTGCTGCGCACGTCAAGAGAGAGTACTGCCGATTAATGAGTGTACGTGACTGCCTTCGCAAGTACTGCGAAGAGAACTCACTCACCATGCCATGGGCGGGGCTTTACGACGATGCCTGAACATTTCGTTGCCCTCGCTTTCGTCTCGTCCGTAACCCTTTTAATCCTTTATGTAGGAGGAGCTCTATGAAGTTAGCAAAACGCAGGATGGATCAACGCCGCCTTGGTGCTTTAGCTAGGCTAAAGAAAGCTAAATATACCGAGAAAAAAGGCCGCACTCGCGAAGAGTGGGAGGCCAACCGGCAAGAACAAATTGACATCCTGGAGGATCGCACTCGTTCACTGAATGCGATCACCAGCAAATGAACAGCCTCGAAGCAATGGAGCTGATTCTTTGGCTTGGCCCAGAGGGAACTATACCCGCCGAAGAAATCACCGAAACAGAGCGCGAAGGCTGGCGACAAGCATTCGACGTGATCATGGATAGATTAGATCTCATGTATTGCGCAGAACAGGACCGAATCATTATCAGACAAGACTAGGAGGGAGGTATGAACGATCTTCAGTACTGCATTCATGAAGGAGAAGACACTTGGGAACTAACCGATGCCAGAGGCATATATCTGACTCGCGTCTGTTCTAAGTGCGAAGCAACAAAAACAGCGCAATACCGACCAGACGTGCTTACCGATTCTAACTATTGGGCAGATGAACCCATAGAGGAGGACTCATGAAAGAAATTCGACATGCTCTTTGGATT